GGCTTATCTCAAGCCACCACCCCGACGGTCAAACCGCCGGAATCCATCCTCGTCTTAGATGTTGGACGCGAGGTCGTCCGGCGCGCTCGAGATGTCCCTTCTCAAGAGGAGTAGAACCCCTCTTAAGATGGAACTTCTGCAGGGCACCCAAACCACTTATTTTCGATTTGGGAGGTTCAGGCACAGCTCTCCAGCCTCTCACAAGAGGTCTGTGAAGCCGTGGGCACAACTTCTCCTGATCGTAACCAAGGAAGGAGTACCTACCCAAGCAAGGAGACGTAGGCAGAACTGCCGGGAACTCGATAAGCTTCCCGACAATCCTATCTAGGTGTCTGGCAGTATTCCACAGTCCCGCCAAGAAGAAGTTATTCCTCAGCGCAACAGTGGACACCAGCTCCTGAACGTGCCTCCGTGACAAAGGAAGGAACTCGCGGACCCGAACGATTGAAACGTCGTGGCCGGCATAGTATTCCTTTCCACAGGACTCCCTGAACTTGCCAGTCCAGAAAGACTTGTGACGGTTGACCTTCAAACCATAGGTCTCTAGTGAACCGATCACGTGATTGGTCAAGTGGCTGGGAACAACGATATCGTCCCCATACACGCGCACGCTATCAGCGTAATCATCAAGATCACGCCGACGTAACGGACGCTTAAGCGAGCGCTCGAGCCCCACGAAGACACAGGTGAGAAAAACAAGTGTCTCAATGGGGAAGCACACCGCTGAACCCATAGAAGCGAACTTAGCAAGGCGTATTGTCTTGCCAAGTACATAAGCCTTCCGGGAACGCGTGGCATCCAGGGCCTGTAATAGCCATGGATGACACGCTGTGAGTTCCCGAACAAGCTGATTCGAGACCCTGTCTGATGCTTCGGATAAATCCAAAGTAGCGAGTCCCTGAGTGAGGGACCCGCGGCGAGCCATGTCCTGGTTAGGACGTTGGTCACCCAGACTAACAAACTTAGAGAGCAAAGGATCGCTCTCGAGTCCGTCGCGCATCGCTTCCAGCAAACCCTGCTGCATATATTGCATGCAGGTAGGTTCGATGGCAATAACACGGGGGGTCTTGAGCGTCTTAGGGACAAGAACAACCTTAACGGGTCGTTCCCTCCCGGGTTCGAGGATGCACACACGTTGCGCCTCCCCCCAATATCTGGGTGAAGGAAGCAGGTTGTCGAGGAGAGGAAATAACGCCTCAAGCCTCGACGTCCACTCAGTCTGGTGAAACTTACGATTAGCCCGAAGGCCATCAGCAGTCGCACCAGGCCCATGACGTGGAACGATGTCACCAGAATAAACCAAATGATCAATTCTAGTGAAGAAAGAGCTGCAAAGCAGACGACCCACGCGCCCAAAGCGCGCCAGATCGTCAGGCGACAGCATGGCATCGTTCTTTCGTACATCCTGCTCACACTCCAAAAACCGGGCCAACGCTGCTTCTTCCCTTTTGGGGCTGCAGCGAGCGTTTATCTTACCGAACATCAGCGTTAGCTGACGTACGGCTTGAATGGCGTCTGGGTCGGGTTCAGGGAGTAAGCATCCATTTTCGGAGAAAATGCGACTAAGGAAACCCCCGAGGAATCGAGGGAGCCCTTTCCTATACCGGAAACCCGGGAAGGAATTAGAGACCACAGCACCATGATCGAGGCTTTTTTCGAAGCCCGAACAGAACTGTGGTAGGGCGATCGTTATGAATGATCGCCCCTCGCATTTGCTGCGCTCGACGACTGTTTGAAAGTCGCGAGCCGTGCTGACCTGACACCAACCGCCTAACTCATTGGCGGTCTCTTTCCACAGCAACAGCAGGCTTTTCATGGGACCTCCTAATAGAGGAAAACCATCCTGTGCCAGGACTGCTGCCAACCGCGTGGGTGCCCACCGAAGCAGGCACCCACCTTACGAGACTAGATCTCATGCCCAATAAACTTGGTCAACTTAGCGTTCGAGCTAGCAACCAGCCAGTCGATGAAACCATCGGCTATCAGGAGCTGCTCGGCGGCTGTATAACCAGTAACCGGGCGATCAATCACCAAGGAAACGGACATGCTGACCAACTGATTGTTGGCGGGCACGTACGGGTCTGCAGCGAATTTATAGTCGCTGAACCTGATGAGGGAACGATCGCGCTTCTTCACATCGTGAGACACGAAGAGCTTGTTCGTTCCATCACCCTGCATAAATTCTGCAGCTTTCGGACCGGGATAACCGGTTCGAGCGAGGACTTGATCCACCGCATTTACGGTGATAGTCTCAGGGTCGGCAAAAGCCATGACAGTTGCTCCTTGCGTGCTGGTACGACCAGCGGTAGATAGGTGAATGTTGGCTCAAGCTCGGGACAAACCCAGAGCAGCTATTATTGCCAACTGCCTCCCCGTGAGATCGGAGAGGTCAACGCCAAAACCGTATGGTGTGGCTTGACGACGAACCTTCACAGTATTAGTAAAGGTCTGAGTCAAGTGCGGGATGTGATACCCTTTTGGAGTCACATCCAGCATGTCGTATTCGACTTTCAGGACGGATGTTTCCATCATGTAGCCGTACGGCATCACAAGTTCGTCGCTGGCAAACCTCGAGATGTTCGTAATTACGTCTCCCGTGTTTGAAAACCAATCGACGGCCCAGCTCCAGGGGGCTAGGTTCCAGATGACATCTGGGGTAATTTTCACCCCATACAACTTCTGCAACCTCTGGAGATGCCCCTTCCACGTCCGCATGACATCAGGATCGACGTCAGCGTGGTACGTGAAAGCTCCAGAAAACCAACGTCTGCGCGTGATCGTCTCGCGACGAACAAGCGTAAACTGGTTATTGCCACCTTCCCAAATGGGGAGGACGATCACGGGGAATGGCACTCCCATGGTCGTTGTTTCCTCCACGACTTCGGATACAGGGAAGTTGTAGCGGCGCCTAACTCTTCGACCTGAATCACGCAGGTATTGACTCCATATGGCGTCACCCTTACGGGCTGCGTAGATCCATTTCTTAAGATCGGCGATCATCGGTTTCCAACCAAACTCCCAGTTGAGATACTCAGAACTGCCCTTCTTATGGGTGTTTCTGAGCCTTGACTTGAAGAGGTCGGAGCCGATCATCTTAGGAAACCCTTGACGGAGTTCTCCGAAAAAGGTTGCCAAAGACACTACCGGATTCGTCGGAATAGTCCGAGAGATAGCAGTAGTCCCCAACGCATCCAAGTCTGAAGAAGACGAGGGTGTGATCGGGAAGTTGCTCTCAAGGCTAAACTGGGAATGGTTGTAGGCAGGGAACAGGCGGCCCCGGAAAAAGGAGCTGTCATGCGCCGAGCCAGACCAAACCTCGAGGTACGGGCAGTTGAAAGAGTGCTCGCACTTCACTGTGAAAAATTCACCGCCGATATCCGCACTACCTTTGCCTAATAGGCCATAGTAGTGACCTTCCGACTCAGTAAGCTGAGTCGAGAATAAAGACCCCACACCTGTTGTTGACGTATTGAAGAACGGAAACAGCTGGCTCTCCAAGCCGTAGGTGTATGCGTTCGAGGATCTAACCTCGTCACGCGTTTTAGTGGTCTTCACCCTGTAGAGCTCCAAACGGTTGAGTGGACAGAGGATTACGAAGTGCACTGCACGGAGTATGTCTGTCAGCATGTGGGGGCCCAGAGCAAAGTGTAGTCTCTCGAGTCAGCACCCGACCCCACCGCAGCGCTTCTTTCGCCCCGCAGCAAAATAACAGCATCCAGGCCTACCTCACCCAAATGCCCCAGCTAATCCCACCAGCGCTCG